ATACTCTAATTCTTTAAGAGTTGTCCGTGTACAGAATTCATCTGTATCAAATGCTACTGAATCAGGTAGTACATTTGTAATAAAAAATACTACTGATTACCAAAATAACCATGCTGATGGTTCTGCTTCTGTTGGTTTGTGGGCGGCTAGAACAGCTGGCGCATTTGGAAATAACTTACAAATTTCCTCATGTCCATCTGCTACTGCTTACGAAGAAGTAAACAAGACAACTGTAAATGACAGCTCAACTGCTGTTGGAGATACGGTAGTTACAGTTACTTCAGGAACAGGAATTACAGCAGGCGACATAGTAAACTTTGGTGACCAGTACGAGTACAGAGTTGTTAGTGTATCAACTAATGACTTAACAATAGTTAGAAAAGACGAGCCTTCACATTTCGGAGCTTCTGATTCTTCAGGATTACACGCTGTTATAACTAACGGTGGGCAAGTAAGACGAAGATGGAAGTATTATGACCTATTTGATAAAGCACCAGGAACTTCACCATTTGCAGCTGCAAGAGGTGGTGTTAATGATGAAATTCATATAGCAGTAATAGACGAAGATGGTGGTATATCAGGAACTAAAGGTGATGTGTTAGAAACATATAGCGCAGTATCTAAAGGTTCAGACTCAAAAACACCACAAGGCGACACAAACTACTATCCAGATGTAATTTACAATCAATCAAATTACATTTACTGGATGGACCACAACTCATCAGGTTCAAACTGGGGTAGTGCAGTATCAGGTACAACTTTTACGGCAGTTACAGCAGTCAGTAATGTATCGTTGACAAATGGTAATGACGGAACAACAGCTTCAGTAGCTCAGAAATTAACTGCTTATCAGAAATTTCAAGACGCTGAAACGGTTGATGTAGGTCTTATCATGGCAGGTGACGGTAACGCTACACACATTGATAACTTAATTACGGTTGCAGAAAATAGAAAAGACGCAGTTGTATTTGCTTCTCCAGAGAGAAGTGATGTTGTTAATGTTGCAGACGACAACGCAGCTAAAGATAATGTAATAGCATTCTTTAATGGTATTCGTTCATCTTCATATGTTGTTTTTGATAGTGGTTACAAATACCAATACGACAGATACAATGACATGTACAGATTTGTACCGTTAAATGGTGATATGGCAGGTCTAGCGGCTAGAACTGACCTTGTTGCAGATAGTTGGTTTTCACCAGCTGGTTTCAACAGAGGTATAGTTAGAGGCGCAGTAAAACTTGCTTTCAATCCAACTAAAACTCAAAGAGATGAATTATACAGAGCTAGAGTAAATCCTGTGGCAACTTTCCCAGGACAAGGCACGGTATTATTCGGAGATAAAACTGGATTAACAGCACCTTCAGCATTTGATAGAATCAATGTTAGAAGATTGTTTATCACTTTAGAGAAGGCAATATCAACTGCTTCTAAATTCCAATTGTTTGAATTCAATGATGAATTTACAAGAGCGAACTTTAGAAACATTGTAGAACCTTTCCTAAGAGAAGTACAAGGTCGAAGAGGTATCACAGACTTTTTAGTAGTGTGTGATGAAACTAATAACACAGGCGAAGTAATTGATAGAAATGAATTTATAGCAGAAATCTTTGTGAAACCTGCTAGAAGTATCAACTTTATCACATTACAATTTATAGCCACTAGAACTGGCGTCAGTTTTGACGAAGTTGCTGGGTAAGGATAGAATAGGAGAATAACAATGGCAAACATTAATGACTTCAAAGCTAAACTTGCAGGCGGCGGCGCTAGAGGTAATCAGTTTAAGGTAACAATGCCTTTTCCAGGTTACGCACAAGTTGGTGGAGAAATAGAAGAGTTAGCATTCTTATGTAAAGGCACTCAATTACCGGCAATGACAATGCCGTCATTTACGGTACCATTTAGAGGCAGACAAATTAAGATTGCTGGCGATAGAACATACGCTGATTGGACAATTACGGTACTAAATGATACAAATTTCAAATTAAGAAACGCATTTGAAAGATGGTCAAATGGTATTAACAATGCGACAGATGGTGAAGGATTAACAAATCCTGCTGACTATCAAGTTGACGCATTTGTTGACCAGTTAGATAGAAACGGTGCAACTATTAAGTCGTACACTTTACGAGGTGCTTTCCCGACTGAAATAGCTGCTATTGAGTTGGCATACGACCAAAATGACGCCATAGAAGAATTTGGTGTTACTTTTGCGTATCAATACTTTGAAAGCAATACTACTACATAGTATATAAATATTAGTAGTAATTACAAAGGAATAATATTATGGCTGATTTATTTGGATTTTCTATCACTCGTATTAAAAAGACGGCGGATCCAAAACAAAGCTTTACACAACCTCAAGCGGATGATGGTACACAAACCATCGCCGCTGGGGGTTATTTTGGTCAATACCTTGACATGGAGGGACAGGCCAAAACAGAGCAAGACTTAATCCGAAGATATAGAGAAATAGCATTACACCCCGAATGTGATATGGCGATAGAGGATATTGTCAATGAAGCAGTTGTGGCTAACGAATTAAAGGATGCTATTAGACTTAAATTGGATAATGTCCCATTTGGTGGTGAAGTTAGACGAAAGATAGAAGACGAATTTCAAGAAGTATTAAGATTAATAAATTTTAATACAAAAGGACACGACATATTTAGAAGATGGTATGTTGATGGTAGAATGTATTACCATAAAGTGATTGATAGGGAATCACCAAGAAAAGGTATTACAGAGTTAAGATACATAGACCCTAGAAAAATTAAAAAAGTAAGAGAAGTTAGAAAGAAAAGACCTGACGGTCCAACACCACACGGACTTTCTATCGTTGACGAATTTCAAGAATATTATTTGTACAATGAAAAAGGTGTAGCAGGCACAACATCTGGTGGAATTAAAATTGCTCCAGATACTATAGCTTATGTGCCTTCAGGAATGATTGACCAAAATAAAAATATGGTCTTATCATATTTACATAAAGCAATCAAACCTGTAAATCAATTAAGAATGATAGAAGACGCTACGGTAATTTATAGAATTGCTAGAGCGCCTGAAAGAAGAATATTTAAGATTGATGTAGGTAACTTACCTAAAGTAAAAGCTGAACAATACTTACGAGATGTTATGGCAAGATACAGAAATAAACTTGTTTATGACGCCTCTACTGGTGAAATCAGAGATGATAGAAACTATATGAGTATGTTAGAAGACTTTTGGTTACCAAGTAGAGAAGGTGGTAGAGGTACAGATATTACTACACTACCAGGCGGACAAAATCTTGGTGAAATAAATGATATAGAATATTTTAGAGCAAAACTATATCGTTCTTTAAATGTTCCTGCTAGTAGATTAGAAGCGAGTCAAGGTTTTAATCTTGGTCGTTCAACTGAAATTACTAGAGATGAACTTAAATTTACTAAATTTGTTCAGAGATTAAGAAAAAAATTTACTGAACTATTTAATGATATAATGAAAACACAACTAATCTTAAAGGCTGTAATTACAGACGAAGATTGGCACCTATTAAGAGACCATATTCAATATGATTTCTTACAAGACGGACACTTTGCAGAATTAAAAGAGTCTGAAATGTTAATGGAAAGATTGAGAGTTGCCGATTCTATGAGAGATTATGTTGGTAAATATTTCTCTGTTGAGTATGTAAGAAAGAATGTATTACGACAAACAGATAGAGATATTGAGAAGATTAACAAACAAATTAAAAAAGAAATTGATGACGGTATTATCGCTATGCCAGACGCAGGCGAATTTACAAGAGAAGTCAAATAGGAGAAAATAAATGAGTGAACATATAAAAAAATTTATTGATAACTTAGCAGGCGGAAAAAACGCTGACGCAGGCGAAGCTTTTAAAGACGCTTTAAGAGCTAAGGTTGCAGACTCTTTAGACAAACAAAGAGTTGATGTTGCAGGTAAAATATTTAATGGAGTAGAGCCAATGGCTCATAGCGACCCTAAACCTGTTGTAACAGACCCAGCACCTGAAACTGAAACAGTTATGGATACGCAAGGCAATGAAGTACAATTTACAGATAATGGTAACGAACAACCAACACCTGAATCTGAAGTACCAGCAGAGGCGCCAGCAAATGATGAAAGTCAGCCAACTACTTAAACCAAATGTAGTTGACACTACGGTTTTTAATCAGTTGCCACCTAAACATAAAGAAGTGGTAAATGATTTTTACAATCAGGTAGAAAAATCTGATGGTAATATAATTGATAGAGTTGAAACTACAATTGACAAAGTTGCAACTAAACATAATGTAAGTACAAATGTAATGTATAATTACATTGATAAAGAAACAGGAGTATAAACATGGCGTGGGTAGATGTACCAGGTTCAAGCAATGTGTGGCAATATGAAAATACTGCTACAGCAGCTAATACATATTCGGACTCTGGCGCCGGAGCAAACTCGGCGTTTTCTGGTGGTGTAAGAACTTATACTAAACCAGGTGGTGGTACGGTAAAAGTTTATGCTAGAACAAGAAAAAAAGGTGAAACAACTGAGCGTGGTGAATTAAGTAAAACTTATTATGACAATCAGTAATACAAATTTAGTTGATGATAGTTTTAAGGTAATTAATAAAATTACTGGTGCTCGTAATGAAGATGAGAAGTTAATAGAATTAGATAACTTAAAAGGTTCTACTAATGAATCAGAGATATCAATTGCTAATGTTTACTATGAAGTTGAAGGCACAGGCACGGTAAAATTGCAATTTGGTGACGAAAAAGAATTAAGTATGGTAGGCATAGACAACTATGGTCTAAAACCTACTGAAACAAAAATAAAAGGAGCAGGCGACATTAAGATTTTAACAGACGCAAATGTGAATAAGTTTAGTCTAATGTTAGAATGCCATAAAGAAACAGGATTTAGTAATGGCTGATACGGTAACAACACAAACAATAGCAGATACCTCTGGTGTAAAATTTGTAGCTAAACTTACAAACTTTTCAGATGGTACTGGAGAAACTTTAGTTAAAAAAATAGACGCTTCAGAGGTCACATTTATGACCGAAGACGCAAATAGAAAGATATCAAGAGTATGGTATTCAATTAACACTGCTAACGCTAAATCGGGTGTAGAGATTTTGTGGGACGGAGATACTAATGCTACTGCCATGTTAATGGGTGGTAATGGTTATTTTGATTTAAGAACAGCTGGTAATGAGATACCAAACAATGCAGATACACCAACTGGAGATGTTTTATTATCTACTAAAAACTTTGCTTTAGGTGATAACTATACAATTATTATAGAGTTTAGGTAGAAAAACCTTATAAATAGTACAGAGAGAAAAAAATGAAACTAATATCTGAAGAAATTTCAAACGCAGAAATGCTGGTTGAAGAGACCAACGGAAAAAAGAATTACAAAATTAAAGGTGTCTTTTTACAATCTGATATCAAAAATAGAAATGGAAGAATATATGAAAGTGATATCCTTACAAAAGAAGTAAAAAGATATAATGAAGAATTTATCAATAAAAAAAGAGCGTTCGGTGAGTTAGGCCATCCAGATGGTCCAACGGTAAACTTGGAAAGAGTATCACATATGATTACCAAGTTAGCACCTGAAGGCAAAAATTTTATTGGTGAAGCAAAAATCATGGACACTCCATACGGTAAGATTGTAAAAGGTCTTATTGATGAAGGCGCTCAACTAGGAGTATCTTCAAGAGGTATGGGTTCTTTGGTTCAAAAAGGTGGTGCAAACTATGTAGGTAAAGACTTCTACTTAGCTACAGCCGCCGACATTGTTGCAGACCCTAGCGCTCCAGACGCTTTCGTAGAAGGCATTATGGAAAATAAAGAGTGGGTATGGGACAATGGTGTTATAAAAGCACAGGATATTGAAGAATATAAAGAGCATATTCAAGAAGCAAAACGATTGAAATTGGCAGAAGCTAAGGCCAATGTGTTTAAATCGTTTCTTGAAAAACTTTAATTGTATAAATATCTATTAATAAGAGAAAAATAACTAGTTATTTTAAAAAGGAGATTTCTCAAATGGCCGATACAGAAAAAAAGTTAGAGGCGTTAGAGCAAGAGGCAGTAGCTGAGGCAAGTACAAATCCTCAAGCGGATGCTCCTAAAAAAAATGCTGTAGCGGCTGAGCCGAACCATCTGAAAAACGATGCCGAGGACCTTGGCGCAGCTGTTGTTAAACCAACAGACAGCAATCCTGACGCAACTAAAAAAATCAAACAAGTTTCTGGCGATGCTCAACAAAAATCGCAAGGTGCT